AAAAAGCTCCGGTGTGATATTTAAGGGCTTAATTCTACAATTGTAGTGAGGTGAAACTATGGGAGATATTAGTGCAAACTATTTAAAAGGTGTTGCTATGTTAAGTCCCCGTAACGAAGTTCTCGAACACTACGGTGTGAAAGGTATGCGATGGGGACAAAGAAGAGCTTTTCGAAATTCCCTAGCTGGAATGAAGACTCGAAACCTACGTCGGATGGAAGAGAGCGAGTATAAGAAGCTCTTCAAAGCCGAGGCTGACTGGAACCGGGTACGTTCAACTCAACGTAGAGAGAAAATAGCATCCGTGTTAGCAGGTCGACTTGGTAGGAAGGCGTATAATTCAGCAAGACGTTATCGATTAGCCAACCGTACCAAATGGGGGCTACTATCTAAGGAGTTAGGTAAGCGAGACTTCAAGTCTGGAATGAGAACTGATAAGAATGCAAATACCCGTTCTAGATTACATGAGCTAGACACTTATAACAACGATGGTATCTGGAAACGAACCGACGGTGTTTATAAACAAGTTGATTATTGGAAACCAGTAAAACCTAGACAATTCTCGGTTGTCGATAAAATTGCTGTACGTAATGACATGAGTAGCTTCAATAGACAGTACCATAAGGAACAAGTAGACAAGATGGTTAGAGCTCAACAGAGAGAAGAGAATGCTCAGAATAATGGTAAAGTGCCACGAAACAAGAAACCTAAATGGATGAGTGTTGTACAATATGGATAACCATCCAACCATTATTCAACCAGCAATCGACTTCATTAATCTGATGCTCACACCAGGGAACTTGGCACTATTAATCCTAATTGGTAACGTTACGAAGCGCATATTCGATAAACTAAGTGCTATCGCCAATCAACAACAAGATGAACACATAAAAGAAATCGACAAGAAGATTGATGACATTCTCGAGAAGGTCGATAAACTTGCTGAGCAGCAAAAGAAAGACCAAAAGGATGCCAGGCTAAACGATTACCGTCTAGAGATTATATTAGGCATTTACACTGGAAAGATGACTGAGTCAGAAATCCTAGCTGTCTATGGTAAGTATGAAGATGAGGGCGGTAATAGCTACATGTCGAGAGTAATCGACACCTATATTACAGAACAACGCAAGAAGGAAAGGAAGAAAAATCTATGACAACTGAACAATTGTTATCTTTAATCCAATATGTACCATCAGTATTCACGTTAATCGTGTTTGTACTTGGCTACCTTAAGACAGTTCCGGCTTTACGTCAGAACCAATTAATCAAACAAGCATTCACAATCGTTACAGCCATCGAACAACAATTCGGTGGAAACCCTGGCGACAAGAAACGTGAGTTAGCAATTCAGAAGCTAACATACTACGCTAAACGCGTACTCAATATCAACATTTCCGAACGTACGGCAGCAGACTTCATTGAAGCTAGCGTTCACAAAATGAAGGCGGGCGAGTAAGTTGGTTAAGCAACGATTCAAAGACGAAGAAGCTCGTAATGACTACTTAATCAACTTAGCTTATGAACAAGCTGCAAAGCAACTGGAAGAGGGCACGGCCTCACCAACCGTATTAACACACTTCCTTAAGCAGGGCACGGCCCAGACCCAGTTGCAGATTGAGAAGGTTCGTAAAGAAACCGCTCTCCTAGAACAAAAGACTAGCGAAATCCGTGAAAAGAGTTCCATGAAAGCAAACCAAGAGGAGATTATGGCCTCAATTGGGAAATATTCAGGGAAAGAATAAGTCATATTCCGAAATGATGAAACTCAAGACGTTCAAAGAGCGCGTTGAGTATCTATCAATCGATTACGACTATCAATCACCACGGAGTAAGCGAAGTCAAGCGTTCTATAAATCAGACCTCTGGAAGCGAACTAGGAAATCCATCATCGCAAGAGACTTAGGTAACGACTTAGGTTTCGGTGGGAGGGATATCCACACTAAGGTTATCGTACATCATATCGAACCTATAACTATAGACGATATTATCTCAGGTAGCTACAAGTGTATCGACCCAGAGAACTTAGTTACAACTTCAATTGAGACGCACAACATCATACATTACGGTTTGAGAGATGACCTGATATATGAGGAGCGTCAGCCAAATGACCATATACTATGGAGGTGAGCGGATGACGTTTTTAGAAGAGACTAAAGGGTTTCTTGGTATTGCTGAAACATCAGTCTTTGACAATGAACTAATCCCTCTAATCAGTACGTGTCTAGTTACACTCGCTGATTTCAAAATGGTCGACTATAACGAAGACATCGATTCTTGTTTAGGAACTGCTCCTAAGGAATACTTACCTTGGGTCAAACAGTGGATTCTACTATCGGTTCGATTGTTATTCGACCCACCAGCCTCCGATACTATTAGGAAGTCTTTAGTAGAGTCGCGGGACGAAATGTTGTTTCGTATCTCTACTGTAAATAGAGGGGAGGGGTAGTATGCCAAACTATATTCTAGAACACAAAGGTGTTAAAGGTATGAAGTGGCTAAAGGGGCGAAAAACTCAACTACCACCTATCAAGAGACCGCCTGAAGAGAGGCTGAAAAACATTCCTGAACATGTCATGAAGAAACTCTCACCAGAAGTGAAGAAACGTATTCGTGAGATTTTAGGGAAGAAAAGTGTGATTGAGCATCATGGTGTGAAAGGTATGAAGTGGGGTGTAATCCGAAGTAGGATTAGCCGTGCAACCAGAGCATCTGTGAAACTAGCCTTACGAAGCGCTAAAGCTACCGGTAGAGGTCTTAAGCGCGGAGGTATTAAGATTAGTAAATCGCTCAATCGCCGTATCAGAGCTCACCTAGCTAAACGTAAAGCTTTAAAAGCTAGTCGTCATGCTCAGGATGAGTTAATCAAACAGGTATTGAAGGGTAAACTTTCATCAGTTCCAGACGATATCTCACTGCATCCTAATGGTCTAAGCGGTAAGAAGCTTAAACAGTACCAGAAGAATGTAGTTAAGTTATTAACTGATAAACAAGTAACTAGAAAGAAAACTGCTGAAGATGAGCGTATCCAACTCCTTACTGCTTTAGGTCAGAGACCACATAAATCCAGATTCATCAAACCTATATTGGATGATGTATTACCTGGAATTGTGAAGTCTACATCTAAGAAGTTCTTATCAAGTGTAGCCGATATAGGGTATGAGAAATATGGTAACCCTGCCCTTAAACAGTTACGTGACTATCTCAAGGTTGCCGAAGTCAAGAAGGATAAACCTAAAGAAGATAAGAAACCCGATGTAGCCAAAGAGTCCGATAAGGATTTCGATGGCGATAAACCTAAAGAAGAGAATAAGGAGAAAAAGAAGGATAAATAATGGCTTTATCTAACACAGCAACACCAATTGAATACGGAAAGTTTAGGGATGCTGTATTGGCTGGTGAAATACCAGTCTGTCAAGAGATATCTCAATATATGAATTTAGTCGACGATTTAATAGCCTCACCGGAGTTCTACTACGATGACTCAGCTATTAACGGTTTTATCGCTTTCTGCGAAAACGAGATGACTCTGACTGACGGGTCTGACATCACCTTATTACCATCATTCCGTCTCTGGGCTGAAGACCTACTGGCATGGTTCTACTACGCTGAGGAAAACGTCTACAATCCAGAAACACGACGTATGGAACGTGCTGTGGTCAAGCGGCGACTACGCAATAAACAATATCTTATTGTCGGACGGGGTGCTGCTAAATCCCTATATTCTTCAATGTTACAAGCTTATTGGTTAATCATGGACACGCAGACTACTCACCAAGTAGTAACTGCACCGACGATGATTCAAGCAGAAGAAACTATGCAACCTATACGGACTGCTCTAACAAGAGCTCGTGGCCCACTCTTTAAATTCCTTACCCAAGGTAACGTAATGACTAATGACCCTTACTACAAGGTTAAGTTAGCCTCAACCAAGAAAGGTATCCAAAACTTTGTAACCAATTCCATTATAGAGGTTCGGACAATGTCTATAGATAAATTACAAGGTATGCGGTCGAAATACAATTCTGTGGATGAGTGGTTATCAGGTAAGACTAAAGAGGACGTAATCGGTGCCATTGAGCAAGGTGCATCTAAGAATAACGACTGGGCGATTGTAGCAACGTCATCAGAGGGTACCTCACGTAACGGGGTTGGCGATACAATCAAAATGGAGTTACTAGATATACTAAACGGGACCACTTACAACCCTCACATTAGTATCTGGTATTACAGACTCGATGACATCAAAGAGATTTCAACACCTTTTTTATGGACTAAGGCTAACCCAAACATCGGAGTCACCACCAGTCACAAATCTTATGAAGACGACGTCCGTACTGCAGAAACTGTACCCGCTAAGCGGAATGACATTCTTGCTAAACGGTTCGGTATACCTGTTGAAGGTTTGACATATTTCTTTACTTATGACGAAACCATACCTCATCGCAAGCAAAACTTCGATGGGATGATGTGTTCGGTGGGAGCTGACTTATCCCAAGGTGATGACTTCTGTGCATTCACACTTATGTTCCCGTCTGATGATGGAGAAATTATAGGAGCGAAAGTACGGAGTTATGTATCCGAAGCTAAAGTCAATCGACTAACCCAGGCTATGAGAGTCAAGTATGACGAATTCGTAAGAGAAGGAACTCTAGTAGTTGTTCCCGGGAAAATTCTCGACATGAATATAGTCTACGATGACTTGATGGAATGGATAGAAGAACACGAGTATGAACCTATCACTCTCGGGTATGACCCGTATAACTCCAAGGAATTCTTAGCTAGATGGACTGCTGACTTCAGTGAGTTCGGCGTAGTTAAGGTTATTCAAGGGGCTAAGACTGAGTCTGTTCCTCTTGGGGAACTTAAGAACTTAGCGGAGTCTAGACTCATATTATTCGATGAGGAGCTCATGAAATTCTCTATGGGTAATGCTATTGCCGTAGAGGATACTAACGGGAACCTCAAGTTATCTAAGCGTAGAGCAAGCGAAAAGATTGACAACGTCGCGGCTTTAATGGATGCTTGGGTAGCGTACAAACTACATAAGGAGGCGTTCTAATGGGGTTTCTCGATACACTCCAACATTCATGGAACACTTTCTGGAATAGAGACCGAATGAACTTCACTGAGATGGATTACGGCGTCTCTTACACCAATCGTCAAGTAACACTACCTAGATACAACAAGAATGATGTCTTAGATGGTATCTTCAACCGTATCGCCGTTGACGTATCGATGACTAACTTTCGCCACGTCAAAATAGATGGTGATAAGTCAACTGAGATTGAACAGGATAGTGGTTTAGCCTACTGCCTTTCTGTCGAAGCCAACATCGACCAATCTACAAATGACTTTTTACATGACTTAGTGTATTCCATGTTCGATGAAGGAGTGGTTGCGGTCTTCCCGTCTAAGACGAAGGAGCCAAAATCACCAACAGACCAAATCCTAGATATCCAAGAACTACGTGTCGGACGTATTACCAGATGGTATCCCGAATACGTAGAAGTTGAAGGTTACAACGATGACCCTAAATCGGGTAAACTGGAGAAGGTCATATTACACAAACGTAACGTCGCTATTATCGACAACCCGTTCCGGGCTTATGTGGATAGCTCAAATACGACCTTGCGTCGAACTTTAGAGAAACTCGCACTTCTTGATAAACTGGATAAGGATAAGGCAAGTGGTAAGTTAAACTTACTTATTCAAATGCCTAATCCGGTTCGGAACGAGAAGCGACGAGATGAGGCTAAAAATCGTATTTCACTTCTCGAAGATCAACTAGCTAACAACCGTTATGGGATTGCTTATTTGGACGCTACTGAGAAGGTTACACAGGTGAACCAACCTGCGACTGACTTATTAGTTGAACAAGTAAAGCAGTTACAACAAACTCTTTACAACCAATTCGGTTTGACCGAGAATATCCTTAATGGTACAGCTAATGAGAGTGAGATGCGACTATATTACATGAGGACAATAGACCCTATCGTTCAGCGGATTGCTTCCGAGTTTAATCGTAAATTCTTAAGCAAGACTGCTCGTACACAAGGTCATAAGATTGTCTTCTACAGGGACCCATTCCGAATGGTACCTGCTGAACAAATGGCAGCATTGGCTAATACGTATGTCACAGCGGCTATCCTTACACCTAACGAAGTTCGTGAGGTTCTGGGGTATAAACCAAGTGAGAACGAACAAGCCGATATGTTGTACAACCCTAACATTGTCCCTGACCCTACGGCGACTGGGATGGGTATGGGTGAAGAGGAAATCCAATCCGAAGAAGACGTCGAAGAAGCCATTAAGGAATTCGAACGTATTCAAAATGGAAAGAAAAAAGGAGGATAGCGTATGCCGGTAAGTTTTAAAGGTTACGTTACCAAGAATGATATTCTCTGTTCAGACGGTGTTATCATTCGTAACGGGGCATTTGAACACTGCGATGGCAAGCGAGTACCTTTAGTATTCCAACATCGCCGGGATGACCCAGGTAACATTATCGGTCATATCGACCTAGAGTACCGCCCAGACGGCGTGTACGGCGTAGGTTCTACCAACAACTCACCTAACGGTGTGCAGTGCGGTGAACTTATCAAACATGGCGATATTAAGGCCATGAGTATTGCGGCTCGGAACGTTCAGCGTGAAGGGCAAAACGTAGTACACGGTGATATCTTTGAAGTATCACTAGTCGTAGTAGGAGCTAACCCTGGTGCCTACATCGATGAGTATATTCAGCATAGCGCCTATGGAGATGAGTCTCATGTAGAGATTACAACCGGAGAGTGGCTCATGCATACAGGGGAAGAAGACCTAGAGGAGGAAACTAACGTGGGAGAAAAACTCAACATTAACGATATCGACTTAGACTCATTAACACTAGAAGAAGCTGCGGCTATGGGTGACGATGTTCTACAACTCTACGTAGAAAACTTACCTGAAGAACAACAGCAAGCACTCTTAGACACAATTGAGCGTGACGAGTATATCGAAGAACTCGAAGCTCGGAATGCAGAATTACAAGAACAATTAAACCATGGAGGATACGATATGTACAATAGCCCATTTGCAAACGGCGGTGTTCAGCAAGATGTCCTAGAACATGCGGACTTTGCATCAGCAGTTATGGAAGCAGAGCGTACCGGCTCAACCCTTAAATCTGTGTGGAACAACCAACACAGCGACAACTTAGAACACTCATTCAAAAATCTACCGGCTTTATTCCCAGAAGCACATAAACTTAACAACGGCGCTCCTGTCGTTATTCGCGATAAGTATGAACCCGTTTCAACAATCCTGAACGGTGTAACTAAATCACCATTCAGCCGCTTGAAGCTAACTATGTCTGACTTCACTGAAGACAAGCTGCGTGCTAAAGGTTATATTACTGGTACTCAAAAGTATGACATGGTATATGACCACATGTCTCGCGAAACAGCACCTCAAACCATTTATGTTAAGGATTCTATCGACCGTGACAACGTTGTGGATATTACCGACTTCTCTATCGTTGCATTTATCCAACAACAACTTCGCATGACATTAGAGACTGAATTGGCTCGTGCTATCTTAGTGGGTGATGGTCGTGAGAAGACTGACCCTGAGAAAATCCGTGAGGACAAGATTCGTCCAATCGCTAAGGACAATGAAACCTTTACTTTACGTAAGTCAATCGCTTCTTTAGACACATTCTTTGAAGAGTTCGATATTCTCATGTTAGGTTTCCGTGGTACAGGTACCCCAACACTCTTCATCGACCCAGTAGTAGCTACTCGCTTGAAACACTTGAAAGATAAGAACGGTCGTTCTATCTATGGTACTTTCGCAGGTAGTCTATCTCAAATCGCTGGTCTCTTAGGTGTTGCCGATGTAGTACCTTGCCGTTGGTTAGAACCAGGTCAAGCAATCTTAGTTAACTTAGCTGACTACCACTTAGGTTCAACTCGTGGTGGTGAAATCACTCAGTTTGAAGACTTCGATATCGACTTCAACAAACACAAATACTTGATGGAAACTCGTCTCTGCGGTTCCTTGATGATGCCTGCAACTGCTATGGTAATCACTGTAACTGGCTTCACTGAGAAGTTACCAACACTGAAGACTGACAAGTTCTCAGAAGCTCACGCTGACACGGCTGACTACGATTCTACTGCAAACAAGCAGCCTAAGAAGAAATCTCCACTCTTACGTGAAGATGAAGCAGCCGGCGGACGAGTAGCTAGCCCAGGCTCACCAGTAGTAGGTGGCTAGTAGATGAGATACTTTGGAGAACTGGGGTTGGCGACCACTACGGTCGAAAACCCTGAGGCTCCGGGCGTATTTATTCCCGTACAACAGACCCTAGCGGTCAAAGGTGATGTCTTACGGTCTGCACGGTATGTGACAAATGGTCAAAATACAACCAACAACTCACTGACCATGCAGAACCGTATTTCTATCGTCTTAAGTGAGAAACTACTCAACTCCATTAACTACGTCGAATATTTGACATACATGGACGTTAAGTGGAAAGTCACTAACATAGAAATTGTTGGACATCGTGCAATTATGACTCTAGGAGGTGTTTGGAATGAACGCGCAACTGGAGAGTCGTAAGAAACTACATAGCCATATACAAGTCGTATCTGGCATGCAGAAAATTTACTACAACCCGGGCCCGGCCTTTAGACTGGATTACCCGTGTATTGTCTATCATCTAACGACGTCTAGAGACGAAAGAGCTGATAACGGTATCTATACTTTCACTGATGTTTATAGTGTCACCGTCATTGATAAGAAACCAGACTCCGAATTAGCTTTCAAGCTCAGAGCCGACGCTAGATTCAAAATGACCTCATCTTTCGTAACAGAGGGGTTATATCATCAAACATTTGAAATTACAACTACCTATTAGGAGGAAACAATATGGCAGAATTACTACTTAAATGGGACCAAACAGGCGAACGCGCTTATCACTCAGGGGTTGAAATGGGTGCTTTATTCGTACAAGGTACCGATGGGGCTTACGGTGACCCAGTTGCTTGGAACGGTTTAACTGCTGTTAAATCTACACCAGAAGGCGGGGAACCTCAAGACTTCTATGCTGATAACCAAAAATACGCATCTCTCTCAACTGTTGAGAAAGAGAAAGGGAATATCGAAGCTTACACTTACCCAGACGCATTTGCTGCTTGTGATGGCTCTGCTGAGCTTGTTAAAGGGGTTTCGGTATCTGGTCAACGTCGTGTACCATTCGGGTTCGCTCACATTAGCTACGAAGGTAACGATACAGCTGGTCAAAAGGCATTCCGTGTTCTTACAATTCTTTACGGATGCTTGGCTTCACCATCTGAGCGCTCTCATGAAACTATGAACGCTGACGTTAACTTAACACCTATGAGCTGGTCTTATAGTTGTACTCCAGTTGATGCCGGTGAAGGTATGAACAAGACCGCTAAGGTTACCGTTAACGAACGTGGTGTAACCAAAGACAAATTCGAGAAACTCTTAGCTAAAATCTACGGGACTAAAGATGGAGCTACCGAAACAAAAGGTAAACTCTTGACTCCTCAAGAAATCAAGACACTCGTAAGCGAGTAATAATCGGAGGTTAATCAACAATGAAAAAGTACACAGTTAGCTATACAACATTCACAGGCGCAGAGGTAGCTCGTGATATCTACTTGCACTTAAACAAGAAAGAAATTGCGGAGCTTAATGCCCTCTACCCAGAAGGCCTACAAAAGCGTTTCGAAAAGTTGAGCGCTAATCCAGAAGACCCATCTCCTCAAGACCTACGTGACTTGTTAGAACTCTTCGAGAAAATCATCACAACCGGTTACGGTGTACCCAGTGATGACGGAGAACGTTTCGTCAAGACTAAAGACGGTGTTAAGTTAGGTGACCAATTCGTCGAAACGCCTGCTTACTCTGCATTCTTGGATGATGTTATCTCTGACGAGAACTTAGCTAAATCTGTAATCGAGGAAATGGTTAAGACAAACTCATTGAAAAACGTGGTGAAGTAAAATGTTGAAAGTAATTGATATTAGCTCACATAACCCTATCGAAGTAGCGGGACATCCAAATGCTGACGCTGTTATCGTTAAGGCGACTCAAGGGGTTAGCTATATTAACCCTAGCTGTGACCCTCAGTATCAATTGGCTAAATCTTCAGGCAAGCTCCTTGGCGTATATCATTACGCTGAGGGGTTAAACCCTGAGGCTGAAGCCGATTTCTTCTATGAAAACATCAAAGGCTACATCGGTGAAGCAATCCCCGCACTTGACTGGGAGTCCTATCAAAATAACTCATGGGGTGACCGTGAGTGGTGCCGGCGATTTGTTAACCGTTTCTACAGCCTAACCAATATTTACCCACTTATCTACATTCAAGCATCTGCTTTAGACCAAGTGGCTAATATTGCCAGTACCTGCGGGTTGTGGGTTGCTGGCTATCCTACCGACGAAGACTCCTGGGAACCTCCATGTCCATACCCCTACTCTATGGGAGCTTGGTCTGATGTAACCATTTGGCAATTCACTTCAGGCGGTGGTCTCGACCGTAACATTGCTTATATCGATGCTGACGCTTGGGGTCGTATTGCACGAGGGGATTCCGGTATTGCACCGTCTCAACCAGTACAACCTCCCGCTGAGGAAGAAGTTGTACTACAAGAGTCATATTCTATCCAAGGTAAATCCTTAGACGAATTAGTTACTCTAGTTATGGACGGTACTTTAGGTGAGGAAGGTCAACGTAAGGCTCAATTAGGTGACAAGTACGACTCAGTACAAGCTATCCTAAACGCCCGTTATGACGTTCACACGTATGATGAAGCTATCGACATTATCGCAGTAGCCACACTTGCTGGGACTTTCGGTAATGAAGATGAGCGTAAGACCCAACTCGGTTCTTACTATGTTGACGTACAAAACCGCGTTAACAATATTTTAGAAGGTTAATCTTTTAGGTTTTCTTTTTATGACATGGACTATAGGACGGGTAACACCTCCTATAGTTTTTTTTTCTACAAGGAGGTGCATTATGGCCATTACAATCGTTACAAAGCCGATAGAAGGCTATGCCGAAGATGCTGATGGCAATGCTAGATTCGTAAACGTACCATCAAAGAAATTCAAAATGGAGCACTCTTTGAGAGCTATTGCTAGATGGGAAGCTATTTGGAAGGAACCATTTCTTAACCGAACTGACCCACTTACCAATGATATGCTAATCTCTTATCTCCAATGTATGAATTTCGATAATGAAGACTTCGATGTGTCAATTATCGACAACGATAACATCAAGAAGATATCTGACTACATCTCGGATAAGCAGTCAGCTACTATATTTACAAACACAGCCCCTGATGAGAAGCCTCAGCGAGGTAAAATCGTGACATCAGAGGAAATCTATGCCCAAATGTTTCTGGGCCAGGTACCAATTGAGTGCGAACAATGGCATATCAACCGGTTACTCATGACCTTACAGGCTATGAAACATCTTCAAGGGGATACTAAGAAGATGACTCAGAAAGAAACAATGCTTACTAACCACCAAATCAACCAGGCACGACGTGCTGCTATGAAGTCTAAGGGGTGATATTTATGATAGTAACAACTGATATTACCGGAGACAACGGTTTCGAAAAATGGTGGCGTAAAGTAACTGATGGTAGACTTAGAGCCAAAGCTGAAGAAGTAGGACGCAAGTCTATTCAGGCTTTCTCTGAGGCAACGCCAGTAGATACAGGACGTACAGCACACTCCTGGGAAGCTGATGTTACGCAAGATGCCAATGGTGTCTCTATCACAGTTGCAAACACTAATATCCAAGGCGGATATTTCAATGTGGCGGTCGGTCTAGATACTGGCCACGGTACAGGTACTGGTGGGTACGTCCCTCCTAGACCTTATATCAAACAGACAGAAAGTAAGGTTCTCAAGCAATTAGGCTTAGCAGTAGAGGAGGCGGTTAAATGAGTCGTATCTTAGAAGAGAAAATCGTCGCCCTACGTATGGATGACCGCGACTTTAAGGACAAAGGGAAGGGTATTCTGTCCTTCTTCGACCGTTTCAAGTCACACATCAAGTCTTCCGGTAACACCGACATGCGAGGGACTATCTCTCAGCTTGACCAAGTTGGGAACAAGGTTAAGCAAATCAAAATGGATGCATTACAGTCCGCTGTAGATAGCACCAAAAATAAATTCTCAGCACTTGAAGTTGTAGCAACTGGTGCTTTACTTCGTATCGGTTCCAGTGTGGCTGATACAGCTGGGAAATTAGTAAGGAATGCCTTAGGTATCGATGACCTCAGGGCTGGTTTCTCAGAGTACGAGCAGAAAATCGACTCTATCTCAACCATTAAGGCTAACACGGGTGCTTCTACTAAAGAGGTCGCTAAGTACCTGGATGAGTTGAACCACTACGCTGACCAAACCGTCTATAGTTTCGGCGACATGACTCGGGCCATCGGGTTCTTCACTGCGGCCGGTGTAGGCTTAGACAAGTCAGTTCCAGCTATCAAAGGTCTGTCAAACTTGGCGGCTACTGTAGGTGCTAACAACCAATCGCTCCAAACCCTACAATACCAAATCTCACAAGCCCTGTCATCAGGTGTAGTTCGACTACAGGACTGGCGGTCGGTTGAGAATGCTGGTATGGGTGGTAAGCTCTTCCGTGATGCCTTAGTTAAAGAAGCTAAAGAGGCCGGTACCCTCACGGGTAAAGCACTCGAGAAGTATACTACTGATGGTTTCCGGAACTCACTTTCGGAAGAGTGGTTGACAGCAGATGTCTTAACTAACGTCTTAAACAAGTTCGCTTCTGACCAGACTATGTTGGAAGCGGCGACTAAGGTTCGGTCATTCGGTAAGATGATTGACACCATTAAGGAGTCTATTGGCTCTGGTTGGGGTCGGACTTTCGAGCTCCTCTTCGGTGACTTCGACCAAGCTACGGCTCTATGGTCCGGTATTACCAACGCAATTACCAAGTATACTGACTCAATCGCTGATAAACGTAATAAGCTCCTAGAGGGCTGGAACCATTGGGGTGGTCGTGACTATATTATTAATGGCTTCGTGGCTATGTTCCAGACCATTGATACGGTTGCGACTGGCATTGGGCAAGGTATTGAGCGCATCTTCAAGCCTTTAACTGGTCTAGACTTAGTGGGTATGTCGAAAGCTTTCCATGACTTCTGGGTTGGTCTGCTTCCTTCAAAATGGTCACATGAATACTACCATATGTTGGACTGGTGGGACTCTTTTGCTGGTATCCTGGCTAATGTGGCCGGGCATGGTTTAGATGCTCTCAAGTTCATCGGTAAATCGCTGATTGATATTTTCCCAACAGAACTAATTGCTGTGATTATCGATATCATCTGGTATGTAGCTGAGTTTATCTCTATGGTCGGCGACGCTATGAAACCATTCGATGAGACTAGTGCAACTATCAAGAACTCCGGTAAATCCATGAATGAATTCTTCAAAGGTATCCGGGAGTCTATGGCTAAGTGGTGGCATGCTAACCGTGATGGTAAATTCAAGCAGTGGGCTACTAACGTAGCTAAAGCCTTGCAAACTCTTGACAAGGTATTCTCTACTGTGGGGAAAGCTGTTGGCACAGCCTTTGGATGGATATTCCGAACCATAAGTGATGCATGGAAGACTCACGGTGCCTCTATCAAAGATATCGGGTCTAAGCTTGGCACTTGGCTTGGTGATATTTGGGGTAAGGTAAAGATTAAGTCTCCTGAATGGCTAGCGACACTTAAGGATGTATTCTCTAAGGTATGGGAATATCTCAAACCTTTAGGTGAGAAGGGTTGGGACGGTATCGTAGCCGGTTTCAACTACATCAAGGATAAGCTTATTCCAGCTATTGCTGATGTATTTAAGGGGTTTGAACCTCTCTTAGGCACTGGCTGGGAAAAGATTAAGGGCTTCTTCAAGACTCTAGGTGAGTGGTTAAGTCCTAAAGCTGTCCACGCTGCTGGTGAGGAACTAAAACCCGAAGATGTTTCCGTTAAGGAAGCTGGGTTAAATTCCCTGGGACGACTTGTGGAGTCTATCAAGAAGTTCTACAACGAACATATCGTAGGACTTGAGTCAATTGTCAACGGTTTTACAACCGCTACCCTTAAGTTAGCTATCGCCTTGATTGCAATTATGTACTTCAAGAAGAAAGTCGACCAACTCTTTAATATGTTTGGGTCTATTGGTAAGTTCTTCGACGGTCTAGGAGGCTCTATT